GGTAACTACTACGATGGTACAGCAGCATGGGACTATGCTTCTAGATCAATCGGTGCTGTAGGTAACTCACTTAAAGTTATCGCAATCGACTCTGGTGCTAACCAACAACTTGTTATTGGTAACGCTATCGTATCACCTGGCGTAGGAGCAGGATCTTTAATTGAGAACACAACTCAAACTAAATCTGCTTACATCCACAAGATTACAGGATCTACAACAGTAGATGTTATCTGGGTATCTGGTGGTGCTTGGACTACATCTGATTTGATTGATGATGGATCAAACGCTGACATCCCAATCTCATCAGTATCTGACTGGTATGACGCACAGATGATCACACCATCCTTGAACTGGAATCAAGTGGCTCCCCAACCTGGCACTTCAGTACACGTTGCTGAACGCGGAGGATCAAACGACGAGATGCACATTGTTGTAGTCGACGTTGACGGTGGAGTAACAGGAACACCTAATACAGTTCTTGAGAAGTTTCTCTATGTCTCTAAAGCATCTGATGGTAAATCAGCAGAAGGTTCTTTAGTATACTATCCAGAGGTAATCCTCAACCAATCCAATTACATCTACTGGGGTTCACATGATAACGTGGCAATCTGGGATGTATCTGGTAACGCTCTTGCTAACTCATCTAACGTAGGAGGAAACTCAACTACAGCATTTGATATTCTTGGTGAGAAAGAATATACAATGTCAGGTGGTGCTGATGACTTCACTCTATCTCAAGCAGAGATCATCGCAGGGTATGACTACTTTGCTGATCCTGAGACAGTACAAATTGACTACCTAATCATGGGTGGCGGTGGTGCTACTGAGACAGAGACAAAAGCAAAAGCAAACAAACTGATCAGTATTGTGAATAGTCGTAAGGACTGTGTTGCTTTCCTATCTCCTGACAAAGGAAATGTCATTGGAGTAAGTGATAGCGGTACACAAACTAATAACATAGTTTCATTCTTCGATTCATTCGCCTCAAGTTCTTACGTTGTCTTTGACAGTGGTTGGAAGTATCTTTATGACCGCTTCGCTGACAAGTATAGATGGATCCCATGTAACGGTGACACTGCAGGACTATGTGCTAGCACAACTGCAGCAGGAGATCCATGGTTCTCACCCGCAGGACTTAACCGTGGGGGAATCAAAAATGCTATTAAACTAGCATATTCACCTAAGAAATCTGAAAGAGACACACTTTATCAGAAGAGAATTAACCCAATTACTTCTCTACCTGGTCAAGGTATCGTACTCTTCGGAGACAAAACAGCTCTCGCTTCACCATCTGCCTTTGATCGCATCAACGTCCGTCGTCTCTTCCTCGTCATAGAGAAGACAATAGGAAATGCTGCGAAGGGAGTATTGTTTGAACTAAATGACGAATTTACTAGAAACAACTTCAACAATGTTGTCGAACCATACCTACGTGACATTCAAGCACGTCGTGGTATTACCGACTTCTTAGTTGTCTGTGATAGTTCTAACAACACACCTGATTTAATTGATAAGAATGAGTTCGTTGCTGAGATTTACATCAAGCCTGCTCGCTCTATCAACTTCATCACACTAACCTTCGTTGCTACACGTACAGGTGTTAGTTTCGAGGAAGTAATCCCAAGGAGATCTTAATCAATGGCTGAAACCAAAGCACTGGGAGTATTAGAATTCCAGTCTAAAATTAAGGGAGCAGTTAGACCCAACCTGTTCTCTGTGACACACAACTTTCCAACAGGAGTTATCGCTGCTGATGGATTAGAAACATACTTATGTAAGAGTGCTGCTCTTCCTGCATCTACAGTAGGAACAGTAGAACTACCTTTCCGTGGTAGAGTGATCAAGGTACCTGGCGACAGAACCTTTGAATCATGGACTGCTACATTCTACATGGATGATGCTTTCCAACTACGTGGTGCTTACGAGAAGTGGATTGAACTAACCAACACTGTAGATGCTAACACAGCATCAGCAGGAATGGATGCTATCTTACAGGACATCACTGTAACTCAGATGGATAAGTTCAATGGATCTGCTAAAGCATTCAAGGACATCCGTCAGTATAAATTAGTGAAGGGATTCCCAGTATCTGTTTCACAAGTATCTCTAGCATATGACAACAACGATTCTTACGAAGAGTTCGATGTTGAGTTTGCTTACCAGTACTTCGAGACATCTATTGGTCAGAATACCATGAGTAGGGTTGGTACTGCCTAACTAAATAGTAAGTACAAACACACAATATTATGGCAGAGTTATTCGGATTTTCGTTTAGGAAGAGAGAGGAGGAGTTAAAGAAAAGTGCTCCTTCTCCTGTTGCCCCCACGAATGAAGATGGTGCTACCAGTTTCATCGCAGGAGGTTATCATGGAACCTACGTTGATCTAGACGGTAACTTTAAAACTGAGTACGACATGGTGGTTAAGTATCGCATGATGGCGATGCACCCTGAAGTAGACAGTGCAATTGAAGATATCATACAAGAGGCAATCGTCACAGATCAGAACGATTCGCCTGTACAGATAGATCTGGCAAACTTAGATGTCAGTGATTCTGTCAAAGAAATGATTAGAACAGAGTTCGATTATATTAAAAACTTAATAGGATTTGATACTAAAGCCCATGAAATGTTCCGCAGATGGTACATTGATGGGCGTTTGTATTATCATAAGGTCATTGATTTACAGAGACCTCAAGATGGTATACTCGAACTCCGCTATGTAGATCCACAGAAGATCAAAAAGGTCAGACAGATCAACAAGATTCCAAAGACAGCAGACCAGTTCCAGTCACTAGACTATGGAAAGGTAGATGAATATTTTATATACAACCCTAAAGGATTACGCAACACCTCCGCAAACAGTGGTATAAAGATTGCGAAAGATGCTATAACATATGTCACCTCTGGTATCCTTGATACTAATAAGAATATAGTATTGTCTTACTTACATAAGGCAATCAAAGTTCTTAATCAACTCATGATGATCGAGGACTCTCTTGTTATCTACAGGATATCAAGAGCACCAGAGCGTAGAATTTTCTACATTGATGTAGGAAACCTACCAAAGGTGAAAGCGGAGCAGTACCTACGTGAGGTAATGAGTCGCTATAGAAACAAACTTGTTTACGATGCTAACACAGGAGAGATTAGAGATGACAGAAAATACATGTCGATGCTCGAAGATTTCTGGTTGCCACGTAGAGAAGGAGGACGAGGTACTGAAATCACTACGTTGCCAGGTGGACAAAATCTTGGAGAACTTACGGACATCCAGTACTTCCAGACTAAACTTTACAAGGCACTAAACGTACCAGCTGGTCGTTTAGATTCAGAGTCAACATTTAACATAGGAAGATCTTCAGAAATCATGCGTGATGAACTGAAGTTCACTAAGTTTGTGGGTAAACTCCGCAAGAAGTTTAGTGAAATGTTCCAAGACATTCTTAAGACTCAACTCATTCTAAAAGGTGTAATCACACCAGAGGACTGGGATGAGATGAAGGAGCATATACAGTACGATTACTTATATGACAATCACTTTACAGAACTTAAGAATATTGAAATGTTAAACGAGAAGATTAACTTAATCACTGCCATGGAACCATTCATGGGACGTTACTTCTCAACTGAATACGTACGTACAAACATCTTAGGTCAGTCTGAAGTCGAGAAAAGAGAACTTGACGATCAGATGGAAGATGATATTTCTTCAGGTAAGATCATTGACCCATTAGAAGTCACCGCCATGGATCAGAAAGCTATGGATGATGAGAAAGATAATGCGGAACTTGATAAGGAAATGAAGAAAGCACAAATCAAAACACAGGCAGAGAAGGGTACTACCAACCCCTCTGGATCTACCAGAACCCCTGCTAAAAGTGGGAATGGTAATAAATAACATTACGTAACACATTTATTATGTCTACACAAGAACGAGATATCGTTGATTTGCTTTGGAACGACGACCAGGCTGACGCTCTGGGAAAACTCAAAGACATGCTTCAGGTGAAAGCTGCTATGGCAGTGGACGCTAGTAAGCAAGGTGTTGCTGACAGGATGTTTCCACATGTACCTGATGAAGGTAATGCGGAACCTGACCCAGAGGCACTAGAAAACCCTACCGCTGAATTAGAGGAACCATCTGATGAAACTGATAACGGAACAGAACAATGATATAGAGGTTCTTACCGAAGAAAAAGACGGTAAGAAATCAA